TGTGTAGGTAAAGCGGGTGCAATCTTCTTTTTCCCTTGGTTTGGTGCTATGTGTTGTTACTATGCATGGTTGTGTAAAGATTGGAATTGGGGCAAATATATCAACAAACAGTTTGCCATTATTTCAACAATAGTGCTTGCATTGGGTGGTGTCGTAGGTCTCATCAAAGCACCTGTTATGGCATACCTTCAGTCAGCAGATCCTAGCATGATTATACCTGTTACTCTCGTTTCAACACTTGCAGCATGGATTATGGGGTCATCTGGTAAGTATGCAGGTATGACAAGTGCTTTGGTGCTGATTTTTGGTGATAAATATTTGGTCTGGTTTTTAGCAACAGAATATTCTGGATATTTGCTATCACCTGCACATAAGTGTTTAATGATAGGACAACAATACTTCGGAACACCAATTCGTAAGTACTATAAGGTACTAGGTGGTCTCTGTGTTTTATTAATCGGACTTGCGTTTGTTTCTACTTTCACTCCATGAATTTTGCTGTTTATTCCAAAGATGGATGCCCCTATTGCACCAAAGTATGTGAAATACTAAAATTAGGAAAATTTAATTTTCGAGAATATAAACTAGATCAGGATTTTGATCGTCATGCCTTTTATGAAGAATTTGGAGGAAATTCCACATTTCCTCAGGTAGTTTGTAACGGAGTGAAACTCGGTGGATGTACCGAAACTGTTAAATATCTCAAAGAACATAATATGGTCTGATATGGATAAAGAAGACGTACTCATCGACATCGTAGAAAAAGTTGTTGAGGATGCTATGATATCGCATAAGCATACATTTAAAATGTACGATTACTTGACCCACAACAATTTAACAAAAAAAGAAATACAGGAATTTCTCACCTGTGGAACTGCAAAGAACATAAGATGCACTTTAGATGACCTCGACCTTATAATAGAGGGAGGTCATTCTTACATGAAAGAAGCATACCCAAATTGGACTAAACCCGAAGCGAGAAAAATTAGAAAATATCTTTATAATATTCTTCATGATGCTGAACAATACAAACAAAATAAGACCAGACGAGTACGCTCTAAATAGGGGTATAGAGTTAATGTTACCGAGAAGGAGGGCGGTACGACCAAGCAACATTGATCGTACCTTTCGTTTATTGAACCGTTGGGTACGTATAAGGATTGACATACGTAAGGAGGAAACCGATGGAAATTAATGTAATACTCTTCTTTTCTGGGGTAGGAATACTTTTAAGTCTCTTGTTAGGAGGGGTCATAGGTTGGCAATATCACGAGGCTGTGGCGAAGCATACATATAAGAGACAACTAGATAATTTACATCCTGAGTTCCTCGATGGCGGTGGAGCGTATGTAAATGAAGAACTTCTCGCTGTTAGATTTGCAGATCCTGAGGATTTTGTTGACGATGACGATGAAGTGTGATATAATACTAAAAAAGTGACTTGATATGGCACCAAGAAAATTACCTAATGATGCACTTATAACTGAAATCCTTCAAAAGGTTTCTTCTGCTAAAACTAAAGCAGAGAAGGTAGATTTACTCCAAGAGTATAATCAAGATGCCTTACGTGCAGTTTTAATCATCAATTTTGATGAATCGTTAAAATTCCTTCTACCAGAAGGAGAAGTACCTTTTACACCAAATGATGCACCTGCAGGTACAGAACATACTCGTTTAACACATGAGTATCGTGGACTATACAGGTTCTTCCAAGGTGGAGACAGTTCTATTAAAGGTATGAAGAGAGAACAACTCTTTGTGCAGTTATTAGAAGGTTTACATGTTGATGAAGCAAAAATGCTAGTTTCTGCATGTAATAAGGATTTACAAGCAAAGTATAGGATTACTAAGCAAGTAGTATCTGAAGCATTCCCATCAATTGAGTGGGGAAATAGAGGATGATTTGGGAGAGTAACGAGGAAGTTGCTAATCTCAAAGACAAATATCGTGTTACTGTCTTACATCATGCATGTGAGATATCTAAATCACATGATAAAAAACTTCCAACCAATGCATGTTTAGTTCATTACCTAGACATGAAAAAAGGAGAAGAACATTACTCCGACCATTACGATATAGTAATGGGTAATAAAGTAGACATTTTCGACTGTTACTATGACAAAATCGGATCAAAACACCTCAAATCAATCGGATTCTGCGGAGGAACAATTTCTCCAGGAAATTTCGATACCAAAACATATCTCTCGTCAAGCAAATGATCTCTTCAAAGAGAAGAGAAAGAACCCAAAGGATTTCCTATTTGAAGCAGATCCTAAAGGTCAAGACATTGACGACCTAGCAGATAATTTGTTCGAGGCTTTATATGATCACACAAATAAATAGTGATATAGAACTATTGGATCTTTTAAAAGAAAGCGAACGCACTGGGGAAACTCAGACGATGCGTTCATTTTTGTTCTTTTGGAATCAATATCCAATCAGGTCTAACTTCGTTATCAACGAGTGGATAGGATTTAAGACCCACCATGAAAGACAAAAAAGCAGCAAAAAAATTAATAAAAAGAGCAAAGCAACATCCTGAGTGGTATACCAAGCAAGAAGCATGGTATGCAAAAATGATTAAAAAACAACATGAACGTAAAATTGATAAGCGTGACTCCAAACGCAGAAAAAACGATGGGGTACGTGGCGAGAGTGAGCAATCCAAAGAACCAAAACAATCCAACCGTGGATGGTTTGTTGGCATATTGCATAAAGCACGGTCATTGGTCGGTCTTTGAGCAAGCACATATGACATTAGAGATCGAGACCACTAGAGGTCTTGGTGCTCAAATACTACGACATCGTAGTTTTACATTTCAAGAGTTTAGTCAAAGATATGCTGACACTAATCTGTTAGCAGAAGAGATCCCTATACCTGATTTAAGAAGTCAAGATCATAAGAATAGACAAAACAGTATTGATAACATAGATTATGAGAAGAAGGTCATCCTCCAAAGTAAGATCGCTCATCACTTTAAAGAAGCGATGTCTCTTTATAATGAACTCATTGAAGAGGGAGTGGCAAAGGAGTGTTCGAGATTTGTTCTCCCGTTAGCAACACCCACCCGTTTATACATGACAGGTAGTGTTCGGTCATGGATCCACTATATAGAGTTAAGAAGTGCACACGGGACTCAAAAAGAACACATGGACATCGTGAAAGAGGTACGTGGTATATTCAAAAAAGAATTTCCTATCTGTAGTAAAGCATTGAATTGGGAGTATATGTAATGCCAATGTATTCAGTTAAAAATTATGATACAGGTGAGGAAAAGGAACTTACTATGACCATTTCTCAATATGAGGAGTGGAGGACTGCCAATCCCGAATGGGAGAAAAACTGGCAAGCAGGTGTAGCATCTGCTGTATCAGAGGTAGGTGACTATCAGAATAAACTTCCTCAGGGGTTCAAGGATCGCTTGAACAACGTGAAGAAGCATCACCCTTACGCTAAATTCGACAAACTCTAGTATGCCCGTAAAGAGCAAAAAACAGCCAACGTTGGCTAACTTATCCACCAGACAGATGAGACGCAAACCTATCGGAACTGAACATCTATTAGACATCAAACCTCTTACTGAATCGCAACAGAAGGTGTTTGATGCATGGGATAAAGCTAAAAACTTATTCCTATTTGGATGTGCTGGTACTGGTAAGTCATTTATTACCATATATCTGGCACTTCGTGATATACTAGACGAGAAAACACCTTATGATAAGTTGTATATCGTAAGAACGTTAGTACCACCGAGAGAGATTGGTTTCCTACCAGGCGACCATGAGGATAAAGCAAACCTTTATCAGATACCATATAAGAACATGGTTAGGTTCATGTTCGAGATGCCTGATGACCCATCATTTGAAATGCTCTATGCTAATCTTAAAGCACAGGACACAATATCATTCTGGTCTACGAGTTTCATTCGTGGAACTACCATAGATAACAGTATAGTCTTAGTGGATGAATCAGAGAACTTAAACTTCCACGAACTAGACTCCATCATTACACGTTTAGGAGTTAATAGTAAGATTGTATTTGCAGGTGACGCTGCACAAACTGACTTGACAAAAGCCCATGAAAAAACTGGTATCATGGACTTTAAAAAGATTATTGATGACATGGATGAATTCGAGGGTATCG